CAAATATCCTTTACAGATACTGAGGATGGAGAAAAAGGCGATGATGGTGCTACATCATGGACAGCGTGGGCCAATTCGAAAGATGGAAAAGTTGACTTTAGTATTACTGAAGCTAAAAATAGAAGATTTATCGGTACTTATACTGGATTAACGCAATCAACAAATTATCTTGACTACAAGTGGATTGATATGTCTGCTAATGTTGTCATTGGTACTCAAAATTTACTTGATGGTACAAAATCATTTTCTGGAAGTTGGTTTACCGAAGGTACAATATTTGAGACTACAAAAATCAGCGAATATCCATTTGAATTTAAGAAATGGAAGTCTGGAAATAAGGTTAGTCACACTATCGAGTTTGATGTTAAAGCTGGTGTAACATACACTTTTACAGCTGCTATAGCAAGAGAAAATGCTGGAAGATTGTACTTCTATTTGTATGACTTGTTTGCAAACCATATCACAAGTAACACACCTCGTGAGACGATAATTGAAAATGTCACTACAGATATCCAGATGTTTAAAGTTACATTTGTACCGCTCAGAGACGGTAAAATAAAACCACGCTTTGCCATGCTTGCCAGTGATGCAGGTTGGTTTATGACTGGTGGATATATGCTTGTCAAAGGTAATAAATCTGGAGATTGGCAAGAGTCAGAAGCTGATAAAGCAAGTAATCTTGATTCAAAAGCTGATCAAGAATTAACCCGAGCACAAATTCTAGCTCTTGAAGAAAGAACTGCTATAGCAAGAGAAAATGCAATTGCTGAGGCTATGCAGCATACACTCAGCGAAGTTGAAACTAAGTGGAAGCTTTGGTATGACTTAAATACGATAGACGAAAAGCAAAAAGTTGCAAACGACATTGCTCAATTGTTTGATCGTACAACTGAGTTTAAACAACTTTTAGGTGAGGCAAGTGCAAAATTTAGCTTTATCAACAACGAGACATTGATTGGTGAAGAGGGGATTGCCATTGGTGACAAAGATGGCAAAGCTAAGTTATTCCTATCAAATGACAGCATCTCCTTTGTTACTAATGGTGTTGCTCAAATGACACTAACAGGTGATACCTTAACGATAAAGAATGGTCTGTTTACAGAGCGTATACAGATTGGAAATTTTGTTGAAGAAGTCTATGACAGAAATCCATTATTTAATGTAATCAGAGCGATTAGGAATAGTTAGGAGGTGAGAAATGGGAACATCAACATTTAGTGGAACTTGGGGTAACAATCTAACATTAGATGTACGAACAAGCTATACACAAAATTTAGTTGGTAATTACAGTACGGTCACAGTTAAAGTCTACGAAAAAATTAGCTCCTATGGTTATATTGACTACCCTGGCGAACGTACAATGACAATAGTTGTTGATGGCAAATCTTATAATGAGAGTGTCAACGTAGACATTAATTATGGTCAGACAAAAGAATTAGGTACATATAGCTACCGTATAAATCATAACTCTTATGGATCAAAACCAAAATTTAATGTTACGGTAACGCTGCCTATCAATTTTAGCAACTATGGGTCGGCATCAGTAACAAATTCAGTTAGCTTACCAACAATAAAGCGTGCTAGTACAGCGACAATAGCAAGCGGAAATATTGGTAGTGCAGTTGCTATTACTATCAAAAGACAATCAGATACTTTTAGACACACATTGAAATTTGATTTTAAAGGTCTAACAGGCACGATTGCATCTTTAGTTGACACATCTTACTCATGGACGTTGCCTGCATCACTGTCTGTCTTGATACCAAATGACCGAAGTGGTACAGGAACTTTGATTGTAGAAACATTTACAAGTGATAGTCAAAAAATCGGTGAGAACAAGTATACCTTTACTGCAACAGTGCCAGACATTGCTGCATATAAGCCAATATTGGCAAGTATTAGTTTATCTGATGCTAACACTCTGACAGGTAGTTTGATAACTGGCAATAACTATGTCAGGAACATGAGTAAATTAAAGGTGTCTTTTGGTAACTCGGCAGGTGCTAATGGTTCAACTATTAGCTCATATAATGCTGAAATTGTTGAAAAAGGCAAAGCTATTTTTGGAAATGGTAGTGTTTTTGATATGTTGGATTTTGTTGGAACAGCAACAATCAGAGCTACGGTAACTGATAGCAGAGGTCTAACATCAGAACCAGTTGACACAAAAATTAATGTTATTGATTATTTTTTACCAATTGTTACAAGTGCAAAAGTAGTCAGGTCTCAGCAAAATCCTGATATTTTACAAGTCTTGCCATTTGTTAAGATTGCACCAATTATAGTTGGTGGAATACAAAAAAACCAACTCAAAATGTCGGTATCTGTTGCACCATACAATACTGGTATCTATGCAGTTGATAGTGGCGCAGCTACAAATACCTGGTCAACAATTTCCCAAATGTCAGGTGCCCCTTTAAATCTTGGCGGCACTTATGACAAGTCAAAATCATGGCTTGTTAAGATTTCGGTGAGTGATAACCTAATGTCAGCAACACCAATAATCCAACCAGTTGCAAGTGAGTTTGTACTTGTAACTAAAGCACCTTCTGGTGTTGCATTTGGGAAAATTTGGGAACATGGTATTATTGATGCCAAAGGCGATGTTTATGTTGATGGTAATATTTATTGTGGCGATAAGCCAATCCAACAAAAACAACTCGCTCTTAACAACGGCGGTTCTTTTAGACATGACGACACTGACCTAAATAGCTTGCAAGACACAGGTTTTTATTGTGTATTTAGAGGTGCTAATAGACCAAGTGGTGCTGGACCGGGCTATTTAACAGTTGTAAGACACGAGACAGCCAATTACGCTTATCAACAATTTTATGACCGCACGAACAAAACCATTTTTACAAGAGTTTTGGAAAATGGGTCATGGAGCGGTTGGAGTGAGTACGCTAAAAAAGATAGCTTACCGCAATCCGCACCAGCGGTAGAAGATACTGGTTGGCAATACATCGGCAACGGTTTTAATTACAGGAAAATTGGTAGCATGGTCACTATTAAATATGACTTTGCAACAAATGGAATAAACCAGTTTACGGTCGGTTCCATGCCAACGAATTTAATTCCAAACGAAATGATGTTTGCGGTTACTGCGTGGACTGTGCAATTAAATGTATTAAATGTACAAGTTAGTGCAGATGGTCGTATTTTATGGTTCAACCCATCAAAATGGGCGGTTAATGTTAAAGGACAAATCAATTGGATAATATAAAAGGAGGAGTTATGCTAGATTTTTTGAATAGGTATCCAGTTTTACTGGAAGACAAGAGTGTAAAAGAGACTAAAGCGATTTTATCTTTTACATCTAGTACAATCAAAGCAAATTTTGAAGTGACGCTACCAGCGGAAGAAAACGACAAGAAGTTTGCTGAAACTTTAAAAACGTGTGAAAAGCTTATCTTTGAGCAACTTTACAAAGACAAAGCAGAAGCAGAACAATTTGAAAAAATTAATGACGCAATTGCTAAGTCAAAGGCGCAATCAGATAAAGCGGAAAATATGATTAAACTGATGTCAGCAACTGTTAACGATTTGATTAAGACAATGGCTGACGGAGGAAAATTAAATGATACAACGCTTAACAACGTTAGCGAAAATAGCAGTACACATATTTAAAAACAAAAAAGGAGAAAAAACAATGATGATTAATTACTTTGCAATGCAGATTGAACTTGGGTGGATTACTATTGATGATGTTCCTGCGTTTTGCCGTGAGCGAGTACGCAAACTAATCGAAGTTTCAACGGTTGGTACAGAAGAAAAATGAGGCAATGAATGAACATTGACATACTACAAATTGGCGCAGCAAGCGGGGCGATTTTATCGGTAGTTGGATTGTGGGCGTTTGTTGTTAATCCGTTTAAAACAGCGATGCAAAAAAACGAAGATACAATGAGCGCCCTTAAAGACACAATAAAAGAACTGGCTTACGAACTAAAAGACTCACAGCGTGACAGGGAAAAGATACATAAAATCTTGGATATCCACGAGCAACGACTCGGAAAAACAGAAGACGACATCATTGTCAACAAGGAACAAATAAAAACATTATTTAATAGGAGAAATAAATATGATTAATTTAAAATTACGACTACAAAACAAAGTAACTTTGATGGCTATTTTAGGAGCTATATTTTTGCTAGCACAGCAAGTAGGTATTAAACTACCATCAAATATTGCGGATATTGCCAACACAGCAGTAACGCTTTTGGTTTTGCTTGGAGTTGTGACAGACCCAACAACAAAAGGGCTATCAGATAGCGAACAAGCATTGAATTACCACGAGCCAAAAAAATAGGAGGGGACATGCGAGCAATCACTAAAATAGCAATGGTACTAGCGATAGCAATACTGTACATACCGCTTGCAGTGATTGCTTTTTTTATTTATCCGATTTATTTACTTTTTGGAAAGGAGGAGTAAATGGCAACTTATCAAGAATATAAAAGCAGGTCAAATGGTAACGCTTATGATATTGATGGGTCTTTCGGTGCACAATGTTGGGATGGCTACGCAGATTACTGTAAGTATCTAGGACTGCCATACGCAAACTGTACAAATACAGGATACGCAAGGGATATATGGGAGCAACGTCACGAAAATGGTATCTTAAACTATTTTGATGAAGTGGAAGTTATGCAAGCTGGTGATGTTGCTATTTTTATGGTTGTTGACGGTGTAACGCCTTACAGTCATGTAGCAATTTTTGACAGCGATGCAGGAGGCGGATATGGCTGGTTTTTGGGGCAAAATCAAGGGGGTGCTAACGGTGCATACAATCTTGTAAAAATCCCATATTCAGCAACTTATCCAACAGCCTTTAGACCAAAAAGCTTTAAAAACGCTGTTACTGTAACTGATAATACCGGTTTAAATAAAGGTGATTACTTTATCGATGTATCGGCTTATCAACAAGCAGATTTAACAACGACTTGTCAGCAGGCGGGCACTACAAAAACGATTATCAAGGTATCCGAGTCAATTGCTTGGCTGTCTGACAGACATCAACAACAAGCAAACACAAGCGACCCAATTGGCTATTACCACTTTGGACGTTTTGGCGGTGATAGTGCTTTAGCGCAACGGGAAGCAGACTTATTTTTGTCTAACTTACCAAGCAAAAAAGTATCATACTTAGTCATTGACTATGAAGATTCCGCAAGCGCAGACAAGCAAGCTAACACAAATGCAGTTATTGCATTTATGGATAAAATCGCTAGCGCTGGATATAAGCCTATTTATTACAGCTATAAACCATTTACGCTTAATAATATTGATTATCAGAAAATTATCGCTAAGTACCCTAATAGCATTTGGATAGCTGGTTATCCAGACTACGAAGTACGAACAGAGCCGCTGTGGGAGTTCTTCCCTTCAATGGATGGTGTTCGCTGGTGGCAGTTTACAAGTGTAGGAGTAGCAGGTGGTTTAGATAAAAATATTGTGTTGTTAGCAGATGATAGTAGCAAAATGGATATACCTAAGGTTGATAAGCCACAAGAACTTACTTTTTATCAAAAACTAGCTACTAACACTAAATTAGACAACTCAAATGTACCTTATTACGAAGCAACTCTTAGCACAGACTATTATGTAGAGTCTAAGCCAAACGCAAGTAGCGCTGATAAAGAATTTATCAAGGCAGGAACTCGTGTAAGAGTTTATGAAAAAGTGAATGGATGGTCACGCATTAACCATCCAGAGTCGGCGCAATGGGTAGAAGATAGCTACTTAGTTAACGCAACAGATATGTAAAAATAAACGAAAGGAAAAGCTCCTTTAGATAAGACAAATGCCCTCGCTTTGCGGGGGCTATTTTTATTGAAATATTGAAATCTCTTTATAAAAATAGTAAAATAGTTTCGCTATTATAAAG